CATTTAATGTAGTTGGTCAAAGTGATACTAATCAATTAGCACAAGCTATAGGAGGACAATCACAACAACCAGTACAAGCATACGTAGTAGCAAACGATGTAACAACTGCTCAAAGTATGGATAGAAATATAATTGATGATGCAAGTTTAGGAGATTAAAATATAAAATAACACTAAAACAATATTATATAAATATGAAGTTAATTGAACTTATTTTAGATGACGATGAAGCAATAGGAGTAGAAGCTATTTCTGTTGTTGAAAATCCAGCAATTGAATCTGATTTTGTTGCACTTAAAACACAAGAAATAAAACTTGCTGAAATAGATAAAGAGAAGCGTTTGTTAATGGGTGCTTTACTTATACCAAAGAAACCTATTTATAGAAAAAACGGAGAAGATGAATACTATATTTTCTTTTCTGAAAAGACTGTTGAGAAAGCATCTCAAATGTATTTACAAAATGGTAATCAATCTAATTCAACACTAGAACACAATTCAGAATTACAAGGATTAACACTTGTTGAAAGTTGGATAGTAGAAGATAAACAAAAAGATAAAAGTGCTTTATATAATTTAGATGTACCAGTTGGTACTTGGATGGGTAGTGTTAAGGTAAATAATGATGAAGTTTGGAATGACTATGTAAAGACTGGTAAAGTAAAAGGTTTTTCAATAGAAGGTTATTTTGCTGACAAGATGGAAAGACCAAACGAAGAATTAAAAGAACACTTGATGCAATATCCTCACACTATGTACAATCCTAAAACTGGTGCAAGTGTTAAGATAATGACAAAAGAGGAACACGACAAATACACAAAGAAAGGTTGGACACATAGTAAGCCAAAACAATACGAAGAAGAATTAGCATCATATACAGACTATCCACAAGGAGCAACAAATAATGCAAAGAGAGCATTAGCTTGGGTAGAGAAGAATGGTTGGGGTAGTTGTGGAGAAGCAACTGGAAAGAATAGAGCAAATCAACTTGCAAAAAGAGAGCCAATAAGCAGAGATACAATTGCTAGAATGGCTAGTTTTAAAAGACATCAACAACATAAAGATGTACCATATTCAGAAGGGTGTGGTGGTCTTATGTGGGATGCTTGGGGTGGTACTGCTGGTGTTAATTGGGCATCAAGAAAACTTGACGAGTTAGAAAAGCTAGAACAACTTAAAAAACTATTATCATAATGAGAGCAGTATATTGTAAATGTAAAAATACTTATTCGATAGATTGCAAAAATAAAGATGATAAAAATTGCAAAACACCATATTACTGGAAACAAGGTATTGGAAGAATAAGTGCCACAGAAGAAGAAGAATAAAGTTGAAAATACAAAATATTAACTAAATTTTATTATATAAATATGAACACAGAAAGAACATTATTAAACAAAGCAAGAGTTTTACTTGGTATAGAAGTAAAGCTAGAGCAAATGAAGCTAGATAATGGTGCTATCTTAGAAGCTGAAGTATTTGAAGCTGGTGCAGAAATCTTTGTTGTTGCAGATGAAGAAAGAGTTGCAGTACCAGTTGGAGAGTATGAAGCAGAGGGTAAAACTATTGTAGTTTCAGAAGAAGGTATCATTGCTGAAATCAAAGAAGCTGAAGCAGAAGCAGAAGCTGAAGAAGAAGCAGTTGAAGAAACAGAAGCAGAACAAGTTGAAGAAGAAGAATTATCAACTGAAACTGCATCTCCAAAGAAAATAGTTAAATCAATATCAGAAGAAATGTTTTTCTCTGAAATTGAAAAATTAAGAACTGAAATCAATGAATTAAAACTTTCTAAAACAGAAGTTGTTGCAGAAGAAGTACAAGTTGAATTATCAGAAGAAGTAAAAGAAGAAAAAGTAGAGTTATCTACTGAAGAAGTTGAAGGTATTTCTCACAATCCAGAGAATGTATCTGACAAAAAAGAATTAAACCTTTATTCTCAAAAAGGGAATAAAAACACATTAAGAAGTAGAATATTTAACAAAATAAACAAATAAAAAATGAGTTTATCAATTACAACCACGTATGCTGGAGAATTTGCTGGGAAATATGTATCAGCAGCACTTTTAACTGGTAATACAATCGCTAACAACTTAATTGAAGTTAAGCCAAACGTAAAGTTTAAAGAAGTATTAAAAAGAGTAAGTCTTTCTGGTGCTATTGCAAATGCATCTTGTGATTTTACAGATGCTGGAGCAGTTGCTTTAACAGAAAAGATTATTGAGCCAAAAGAATTACAAGTAAATTTAGAATTGTGTAAAACTCCATTCAAATCTGATTGGGAAGCAGTATCAATGGGATATTCTGCTAGTGATAGTTTACCAGCTAACTTTTCTGATTACTTTATCGGATTAATGGCTGAATCAATTGCAGAGCAAACTGAAAAAGATATCTGGGCTGGTGTAGCTGGTGCTGGAACTTTTGATGGTTTCAAAACTTTATTAAATGCTGATGCTGGACACACTGGAGCAAAGAAAATTGCTGGAGCAGCAGTAGATTCTGCAAACGTAATTGAAAAACTAGGAGATATCGTAGATGCTATTCCAAGTGAAGTATATGGAAAAGAAGATTTATATATCTATGTTGCACAGAACATCTTTAGAGCATACAAAAGAGCATTAGGAGGATTCCAAACTGCTGGAGCTGGACATAACCAAGATATGGATGTTGAGTACTTTGATGGTGTAAAAGTTGTAGCTTGTAACGGACTTTCTGACAACAATGCAATTGCAGCACAAAAATCTAACTTATTCTTTGGAACTGGACTTTTATCAGACCACAACGAAGTAAAAGTATTAGATATGGCTGATTTAGATGGTTCTCAAAATGTACGTTTCATTATGAGATATACTGCTGGAGTACAATATGCAGTTGTTGAAGATATCGTATCTTACGGATTAGGACTATAATCTAATAACAAACAATAATAATGAGGGTAGGTAGTTCATCTGCTTACCCTTTTTTAATAACTTAAAAAAATATAAATCAATGGCTTGTTTACTTACATCTGGTAGAGCTTTACCTTGTAAAAGTAGTGTTGGTGGCTTAAAAGCAGTTTATTTTGCAGATTATGGTACTTTAGGTACTGCTACAATAGCATCTGGAGAGATTACTGCAATTGCTGGAACACCAGACTTTTTCAAATTTGATATCAAAGGTAATTCTTCACTAGAAACCACAATTAATAGTTCAAGAGAAAACGGAACTACATTTTACACACAAACTTTAAATTTAACTTTACCAGTTTTAGATAAAGCTACACAAGAAGAAATAAAATTATTAGCTGCTGCACGTCCTCACGTTGCAATAGAAGATTACAATGGTAATTTCTTTATGGTAGGTTTAGAACACGGAGCAGAAGTAACTGGAGGTACAATTGTATCTGGTGCTGCAATGGGAGATTTAAGTGGGTTTACTTTAACGTTAGAAGGTCAAGAAACTGACCCAGCATTTTTTGTAACATCAACTGTTATAACATCTAATGAGAGTTCTAGTCAAATAGACCCTAACGCATAGTTTTTTTCATAATTTGTTTTTAAAGAAAGGTAGTCTTAATTGATTACCTTTTTTTTTATGTGTAATAAATAAAAATACAAACTTTTAGTATTATATATATATGAAACATTTGTTACCTACAACAAACGCACAAACAATAAAGATTATACCAAGAGTATATTCAACAAGTGTTACAATAAAATTAAGAGATGACAGTTCAAATGATGAAACAATAATTTTACCATCTGCTATAATTAATAAAAACTATGTTGAACTAACAAACGTATTTACATTGATTGAAGGTAGGTTTTATGATTTAAAAGTTTATAATGGTCAAGGTTCTGTAACAGAAGCAGATATTATTTACAGAGATAAAATATTTTGTACTGCACAATCAACAAACCAATCTAATAACGAACACTATACAGTAAATAAAGATGTGTACAAAGAAAAGAGTGGTAACAATGACTTTATAATACTATGAGTAAACACATAAATAAATACAGAAAGCCAAAAGTGGCAAAGAAAAACAATGCTAAAGTTAGTTTTGTAAATTTATCTACTTACACATCTCCACAAATTGTAGAATCTAAATCAAAAGAATGGGTTGAATTTGGAGCAGACAATAATTACTTTCAGTTTCTAATAGACAGATTTAACGGAAGTGCTACAAATAATGCTTGTGTTAATGGTATATCTCAAATGATATATGGAAAAGGTTTAGATGCAACTGATAGTGCAAAGAAACCAGAAAGTTATGCAAGAATGATATCTTTATTTAAAAAAGATGTTGTTAGACAATTATCATACGATTTAAAACTAACTGGACAATGTGCAATACAAGTAATTTATTCAAAAGATAAACAATCTATTGCTAAAGTAGAACACTTACCAATAGAAACTTTAAGAGCAGAGAAATGTGGAGAAGGAGATAAACAAGTACAAGCATATTACTATCATCCAGATTGGGCAAATATAAAACCAAGTGATAAACCATTAAGAATACCAGCTTTTGGTGTTTCAAGTACACCTCAACCAATTGAGATATTATATGTTAAACCTTATGTTGCTGGTATGTATTATTATAGTACACCAGATTATCAAGGTGGTTTACAATATGCAGAGTTAGAAGAAGAAATATCTAACTATCATTTAAATAACATAATGAATGGTCTTGCTCCATCAATGTTAATCAACTTTAACAACGGAGTACCAGACGAAGAAAAACAAACCTTAGTTGAGAATAAAATAAAAGCTAAGTTTAGTGGATCGTCTAATGCTGGTAAATTTATACTTGCTTTTAACGATGACAAAGAATCACAAGCTGATATTACACCAGTACAATTAAGTGATGCACATAACCAATACCAATTTTTATCAGACGAATCACAAAAGAAGATAATGGTATCTCACAGAATTGTATCTCCTATGTTATTAGGTATAAAAGATTCAAGTGGGCTTGGTAATAATGCAGACGAGTTAAAAACTGCATCTATCTTAATGCATAACACAGTTATAGTACCTTTTCAAGAACTTTTAACTGATGCGTTTGATAAAATACTTGCTTTTAATGATATTGCCTTAAATCTATACTTTAAGACGTTACAACCATTACAATTCTTGGATTTAGATAATGTAAAAGACGAAGAAACAAGAGAAGAAGAAACTGGTGTTAAGATGTCAAAGGTATTTTCTGATTTAGAAGAATTTGGAGAAGATGAAGATTTAGAAAACTGGGAATTGATTGATGAAAGAAAAGTTGATTATGATGCAGAAGATGAATTAGACGAAGAATTAAATAAATTAAACAATCCTAAATTATCTGTATTGTCAAAAGTTTGGAATTTAGCAACAACTGGTACTGCTAGACCAAATGCAAAAAGTGAACAAGATGGAGAAAATGAAGAAGGAGTACAATTCAAAGTAAGATATCAATATGCACCTTTAAGAACAAGTAACAATAGTAGAGAGTTTTGTTCAAAAATGGTTGCAGCAAAAAAGATATACAGAAAAGAAGATATTCAGCAAATGAGCCAAAGAGCAGTTAATGCTGGTTGGGGTTTAAATGGTGCTGATACTTATGATATATGGCTTTATAAAGGTGGAGGAGATTGTCATCATTTTTGGATGAGAAAGACTTACAAAGCAAAAACACCAAGTACTAAACCAGATGTTGGTAATCCAAATGCAGAAGTAAGTGTAAATAAAGCTAAAAAAGAGGGTTTTAAACCAGAGGTAAATGCTAAAGAAGTTGCAAAAAGACCAACGGATATGCCGAATAACGGATTTGTAAATAAAAAGAGATAATAGATGGCAACTGCATTATTTATAAGTAGAACAGATTTAGTAAAGAATAGTATTATTGATGGCAACGTTGATACAGATAAATTTATACAATTTGTTAAGATTGCACAAGAGATACACATACAAAACTATTTAGGGAGTAAGTTGTATGATAAAATATCAGCAGATATAATTGCAGATAGTTTAAGTGGTAATTATTTATCTTTAGTTACAGACTTTATACAACCTATGTTGATTCATTATGCTATGGTTGATTATTTACCATTTGCAGCATATCAAGTAAAGAATGGTGGTGTATTTAAACACACATCAGAAAATGCTGAAAGTGCAACAAAAGATGAGGTTGATTTTTTAGTACAAAAACAAAGAGACTTTGCAGAATATTATACAAGAAGATTTGTAGATTACATTTGTTTTAATAGTACTTTGTTTCCAGAGTACACAAGTAATACAGATTCTGATGTATATCCAGATAAAGATGTAAATTCAAGTAATTGGGTATTGTAATGGGTAGATATAAACCAAAGAAACATAATATTGTAAAGTTAAAGAAATACTTAACAAAAAAAGAAAAAGATAATGGCAAACGAAATATACGATAGTTCTTGGTGGGGTAACACAATACAAACTGCATCTTCAATAGGAACGTCAACTGAAATGATACAAGGGCAGTTTAATATGAATGAAAGACAAGAAGTTGAAGCAGTTAAGTGTTTAGCAGATTCAATACATAGAATAGGAATACAAGACATACAAAACTAAAACAAATGGCAAAACCAAAATTAGCATTAATACCAGCTGCACAAGGCTCAAAGTTGTTTTCTGTACTACCATCAAGTGGTGTAGGAGATTTTGACTTTAGCAGAAGTGGTAAGGCAACAAGAATAAACTCACAAGGACTAATAGAAGAAGTTGATGACGGAGTATCAAGATTAAACTATCCAATGATTGATGGTAAGGTTGTAGGATGTCCACATCATATTTTAGAACCAGCGAGGACTAATATATTTCAAAGGTCAGAAGAATTTTCAAATGCTTATTGGAATATTTCAAGAATAGAAACTCCTTATATTGCAGATGTTGTATCTCCAGATGGTACATTAAATGCTTACACTTTAGAAATTTCTAATGGAGAAACTAATGGGGGTGGAGTTTATAGAAGTGGTATATCTATAAGTGGCGATAATTCTTGGTCTGTATTTGCAAAGAAAAAAACTGCTAATTATTTAGTCCTTGCAGATACTGGTACTACAACCAATGCTGCTTATTTTGATTTAGAAAATGGTACTGTTGGAACTACATATAACGCAACTGGAGAGATGCAAGATTTTGGTAATGGATGGTACAGATGTACAATGAAATATACTTTAACGTCATCTGGCATAAAATTTATTTATTTATCTAATTTAGATGGTGCAACAAATGGTGGTGTTGTTGGTGGCGATAGTATCTACATCTACGGCGCACAATTAGAACAAGGCTCATATCCAACAAGCTATATCAAAACCAACGGAAGTGCAGTAACTCGTTCAGCAGAAACTGCTAATGGCTCTGGAGATGCAGATACGTTTAATGATTCAGAAGGTGTTTTGATGGCAGAGATTAGTGCTTTGGATAATGATGAAATTAAAGAAATTACGTTATCAAATGGTGGTAATGCAGAAAGAATACTTTTATCTTATAATTCAATAGGAAGATTAGATGTCAATGTTATAGCAAGTGATACTTATCAAGCAGCTTTTAATTATACAAATATAAATTCAACCGAATTTAATAAAATTTTAATTTCTTATAAGCAAAATGATTTTAAACTTTTTGTAAATGGTTTTAAAGTGGGTAATAGTTTAAGTGGAAATATTCCTTCAGGGTTAGATACAATTAATTTTGGAGCAACATATAATGCATCTGTAAATAGTTTCTACGGAAACACAAAACAAATACAATACTACGATTCAGCATTAACAGATAGCGATTTAGAAGAATTAACGTCTTGGACATCTTTTTCAGATATGGCTAATGGACAATTATACACAATAGAATAGATATGGCACAGAAACTTAAATTCGGTAACGGAACTTGGGCGACAAAGAAAGGCTCTACGTTAGCTTATAATGACCAAGGTGGAAATTTTAAGCCTCTACCTTTTACAACTACTAGAGATAGTATTGCAACAAGAGTAAACAAAGAAGGATTAATAGAAGTAGTTGGTAATGATGTACCAAGAATAGATTATACAGATAGTTCAGATGGTGTTCTTTTGTTAGAGAATAGTGCTACTAACCTTATAACACAATCTCAAGCGTTTGATAATTCTTATTGGACAAAAACAGATTCAAATGTAACAAGTAATTCAGTAATTTCTCCAGATGGTACTTTAAATGCAGATAAATTAGTAGAAAATACACAGAATACTGCTCATATAGCATTTGCATCTCCAACTATAACTTTAGGAAATAATACATTTAGTGTTTTTGCTAAAGCAGCAGAAAGAAGAGTTTTAGGTATAGAATTTCCGTCAAATGGAATTTTAGTATCATTTGATTTAATTGATGGTGTATTTGTAAATCAACAAGCAAATCCAGATAATTTTTCTATCACACCCTTTTTAAATGGTTGGTATAGGATTGATATAACTGAAAACTTAACATCAAATTCTGTTGTAGCTTTATCTTTAAGAGATGAAAATGGGAATAGAACATATCAAGGCGACGGAACAAGCGGTGTCTATATTTGGGGAGCAATGCTTGAACAAGGCTCATATTCAACAAGCTACATCCCAACCTTTGGCTCAACAGTCCAACGTGCTGCTGAAACTGCAAGTGGTGCTGGTAATAGTGAAGTGTTTAATGATAGTGAGGGAGTATTGTTTGCTGATTCTGCTACTCTTGTAGAGGGAGAAGATGTTAGGATAATTGGTTTGTCTGATGGTAGTACAAATAACAGAATAAGTATAACATATCATTCAACAGAAAACAGAATTCAAATATATGGTTCTAAAAATGGGACAATATTTGACCTTGAATACTTAAATGCTATAAAAACAGATTATAATAAAGTAGCAGTAAAATACAATTCATCTTCTGTTGATTTTTATTACAATGGGTTTTTAGTAGATACAGTAGTGCCAAGTGGTATGTTTGATTCTAATATTCTTAATTCATTAAATTTTGATAGAATTGATAATGGTAATCCTTTCTACGGAAAAACAAAAGAAATTGGCTACTACGATACTGCACTAACAGACGAAGAATTAGAATATCTTACAAGTTATAGGTCATTAAACGAATTAGTAACAGAATTAAATTTAAACGAATTATAATATGAATACATTAAAATTTGGTAATGGAGAATGGTATGGTAAGAAAGATACTATCCTTGCCTATAATGATGAAAATAGTAATTACAAACCTTTACCGTTTGATTTTAGTAGAGCATCAAAGGCTACTGTTGTAAATAAAGATGGTTTAATTGAA